CCCAGGTAGCCCGGCGCGCCGAAGATGCCCACGGTGGCGGCTTCCAGCCGGCGCGCCACCAGGCCCGAATCGGGCGGCTCGCCGAGGCGGATGGCGAGGTCGTAGCCGTCCTCGACGGGGCGGTCGGCGTCCGGGGCGGGCGGGGGCGTTTCGGTCACGGCGGAACCTCGGCGGCGGCGGGGGGCGGCGGGCGTCACGCGAGCCACGGCACGACGAGGATCTCGGCGGTGCCCTTCCACGGGTTGGTGGCTCCGGCCGCGTCGAACTCGTTGGCGACGATCTTGCGCGCCGCGCCTTCGAGCTGCGGCGGCACCACCAGCAGGTTGCCGCTGATCCCGAGGGGGCGGCCGTAATCGCCCTTCATCGTGGCGAGGCCGACGCGGGCCGCCTCGTAGTGGACGGCGTCGAGGGTCTGCTTCGAGCCCCAGGCGAGCTGCGGGAAACCGAAGCCGACATTGCACCGCCCGTCCGTGCCGTAGCGGTATTCCTTGCGGCTGAAGACGGTCTCGTCGGTGGGCGCGTCCATCCGGTTCAGCACGAAGGGCCGCCGCGTCTGGTAGATGATCGGCTTGATCGCCCGGCTGGTGTCCATGAGGAACCACGCCGCGCCGTTGCCGCCATCGGTGTTGGCGTAGGAGACCGTCCGCCCGTCCGCGTCGAGGACCGGGTGGTCCGTGTCGAAGTAGAACTGCCCGTCGAAGCAGTTGGTGGAGAAGCCGGCGGCGAGCAGCGCCCAGACCAGCTCGTCGGGGAAGGTCGCGGATTGCCGGCCGAACTCGGTGAAGAGCGGGCCGTAGACCCCGATGTTGTCGTCCTCGATGTCGTCGCGGTTGACCGCGATGGTGCTTTCGAACGAGCGGTTGCGGATCGTGTAGCCCTGGGTCGCGAGGTTCTGGACGACGCGGTCGCCGATCCACTCGCGGATGCGGGGCAGCTGGCCGAGCCAGCCATACTCGTTCGACCGCGTGGTGGACGGGACCGTGAGGGCGATCCGGTCGTAGAGGGGCGCGACCCCGGCGAAGCCGCCCTGGAAGGCGGTGGAGAAGCCCGTGTAGAGGGTGCGGAGGGTGACGGCGTTGACGAGCATGGGGCGTCCTCAGGAGAAGCGGACCCAGACGCCCTGGGCGTCCACGTCGAAGATCGTCCCGGCGACGGGCCGCGCGCTGGAATTGCTGGTCTTGGCCACGGTGTGGTCGTCCACGACGTAGGCGGGGGCGCCGATGTCGGTGAGCGTGACGGCGTCGGCGCCGGCCGCGTTGTCGACATGGAAGATGCCCGGCTCGACGCGGGCGCGGATCGCCCCGTCCGCCCCGGCGGCATTGTCGGCGCGGGCCGGCGCCGAGCCGATGACCTTGAGCGAGGCCAGGGCGGCGGCCGGGACGGCGAAGCCGGCGGCGTCGATCGCCACCATGGCGCCGGCATAGATCACGACCCCGCCCTTCACGGGCGGCTCGCGGGTGTCGCCGGAGCGGCGGACGGTGGCGGTGCGGTCGGTGGTCAGCGCGGCCATCAGAGGGCTCCCTCACGCTCGGCGTCGGCGGTCTTGGTCTTGCGGTAGGCGGCCGGATCGAGGCCCATCAGGGCGACGACCTGCGCCTCGGTCGGATCGAGGCCGGCGGCGGCTCCGGCCGGCGGCGGATCGCCGGAGACGAGGCGCCGCGCGTGCAGGGCCGGCATGGCCCCGATCTCCTTCTCGACGGCGGCGGCATCGGCCATGTGCCGGGCGACGTAGTGGTCGCGCATGGCCTGCGGGGCGGCGATCCGGCCCTCGCGGATCGCGCCGTCCACGAAGGCCTCGGCCTTCTCGCGGGAGACGGTCTGCTGGAGGCCGGTGAGCTGCGCCTGGAGCGCGGCGACCGCGTCGGCGGGCACGCGCTTGGCCGGATCGGCCAGGGCCTGCACCGCCAGGAGCACGGCGGCGCCGTCCGCCCCGGCGGGCAGGCCGGCGGCCGTGGCGATGGGGGCGAGCGCCGCCGCGTGGGTGGAGACCGCCCCGCGCGCGGCCTTCACCGCGTCGAGGATGGCGGCCTCGCCGGCCTCGACCGGCAGGCCGAGTTCGGCCCGCAGCCGTTCCAGAAGGGTCATGGCGTCGTCCTGCTGCTGGTGGAGCGCGGCGAGGCCGCGCAGGTTGGGGCGGTTGACGAGGGAGGCGCGCAGCACCGCCGTGACGGTGCCGTCCGCCCGGTGGGCGATGGCGGGCGAGATGTTGCGGTAGGCGCGGCTCGCCACGAGGTCGCGGCCGGGGGCGGTCCACTCGACCCGGCCCCAGATCCCGTCCGCGCGGTTTTCCATGGCGGTGATCCAGCCCCGCGCCGGGGCGGGCTCCCCGCGCGGGGCGGCGAGGTCGGTGGCGTGGTTCTCGTCGAGGGGCAGGCGGGCTTCGCCCTGCATCGACACCCGCACGAGCCCGTCCGCATCGGCGACGCGGTACGGGCCGCGCCCGTCCACGGTGCGGATCTCGCCGGAGGGCAGGAGGTGGATCCACTCGGGCACGCCGGCCTCGGCCTCCCCGGCCGGCAGCGGCAGCGCCGCGCAGAGCGCGACGGCTTCGTCCGGCGGGTTCGGGGCGGCATGCTTCGACATGCCCGCAGAGTGGGACATGCGGGATCGGCCCCATACCCGGAAGCGCTTCCGGGGTGGGGGTCTGTCGGGTGACGCGGAGGGGGGGACGACCGGTGGGGCGGTGGCGCCCTTAGTCCTGGCCACCAGCTTCGCCGTTGAAGCGGCTATTCAAGCCCAGGACGGCGGCGGCCGAGGTGGAGGCTACTCGGGGGCCGGCGGAAACGGGAAGGGCGTTCCAAGGGCGATTGTCGCGATCTTGCGCGAAGGCGTCCGGTGTCGCATCTTAACCGCGACCGCCGTGACAACCGGGAAATTCGCCTGTCCGGTTCGGCAATCCCGCCCTGGCAGCGGGCATGGCGCTACGGGGAAGGTGGCGTACCCCCCGGCGGTCGCATCAAACTTCACCGCGAAGAACGTCGTACCGGGCGCCATCTTGCAGGGTCTTTGTCGCGACGAGGCCAGCCGATTGCACAGAGTTCATTTGGACGGTGACGCGTCCCTCATCGGTCCTTGCCTTGCTACTGTAGTTCACCCGCACGACGATCTTGCCGAGGCGCGGGTCGCCTTCGATATCGAAGACATAGACCAGGGCGGGGTTGATGCGGTCGTAGAGCACCGCCTTCGCTTGGCCGAGGGTTTCCGGCATCCGGCGCAGAAGGTCGGGCGGTACGGCTTGGCCACGGGCCTGCTTCGCGTCCCGGATCAGGTGATTCACCTGCTGCATACGCAGCACGAGCGCCCCGCTCTCCGGGACGATGCCGTGATGGGATAGGCCGTCGAGGGTCGTTTGGTCGAGGGCGCCAACCGGGAAGACCGTTCTCTCCAGCGGCTCGCCAGCCGCCGCCTTGTCGAACCATTCCGAGAACTCGTCCGCCAGCGCCTTCGCCGGCCAGTGTGGATCGACCACCGCCGCCGCCGCCAGCCTGGGCGGGGCGGCGATGAGCTTGTCGGCCAGGACCGAGGCCTGCCAGCCGGCCTTGCCCGGATTGTAGGCCCAGCCCGGATCGATGCCGTCCGGCACCCGGACCACTTCCCCCGTGCGCCGGTTGGTGAAGCTGCGGAACGTGTCGGGCGGCGGGGTGAACTTGAGTTCGCCGCGCATCCGCTCGACGTCGCGCTGGGACAGGCTCTGCAAGGTGCAGCGACAGCCCCATCCGCAGGGCGGTGCCCAGGCGTCCCAGGTGGGATCGTCCACCGGGAGGCAGAGGTTGTGGCGCGCCGCGTGGGCGGGACGCGCCCGGCCGTCGAGGATCGCCACGTACCGCAGGAACGGTCGCGACGCCTTGGTCCGCTCGAACTGCGCCCAATGCCCGGACGCGTAGGACACGCGCAGGTTCGTGTCGAAGATCGTGCGCAGGCGCCGGGTCGAGCCGAGTTGCACTTGCCGCACTTCGCCGGTCGCGGGGTCGGCGACCTCCTTGCGGCCCCACCAGCCCTTGGCCTGGAGGACGGGCGTCAGGTCCCTGGCGAAGTCCCGGATGGTGCGCCCCTCGGCGAGCGCCTGGACGAGGCCGTCGTGGATGTCGGTGAGGATGTCGAAGCCGGCCGACTTCGCCACCGTGAACATCCGGGCGTGTTCGTCCTGCCACGCATCCTGCCAAGAGAAAGTCGGATCGAGCCGGGCACCGCGAGCGCCGAGGGCGGCGATCGCCTCGGCCGGCGGCAGCGGCGTGAGGGTGGCCACAGGCACGGATCAGGTCTTGTCCGAAAGCGGCCGGTTCGCCTCGCCCGCGATCCGCGCCGCGAAGGCCGCTTGCGCCAGGGTCTCGGCCAGGGCCGTGACGTCCATCCCGGCGAGGTGATCCGCCAGGACCGCCTGCGCGTCCTCCAGCGTCGTCGCCGCCGCGAGCCTGTCGGACAACCCAGCCACCATCGGCGCAACGAGCCTTTCCCAGCCCTCGTCCGCCAGGATCGTGTCGATCGCGGTATCGACCGCGTCGGTTCCCGCTTGCGCCGTGGACGACGCGGTGTTGAAGGCGGCTTGAAGGGCTGGCGGAATGGCCGCCTCGGCGCCCTG